TTTCTTTTTCAAGCTAACAGCCCAGCCCTTTTCCGCCTTGGTTGTCGTGGCTTTGTTGCCCGTCTTTACAGCATGAACCCGAGCTTGTGCGCGACTACGAAAGAAAATAGTTCCTAACGTACCCATTAGATTGTATCCTTGTGTTGTTGGCTTGCTACATTGCGCCAAAATTGCTTAGTTTGCTTGCCTTGCTCTTTTGCTTTGAGCTTGGTTTGCTTGTTATCCTGCTTTGTGTTGTCTGGATTGAATTTAAAACTTTTTGACATCTTGTTTATTCCTCAGAATCTGTTGCAATACCATTCGAATACAAATACCCGTCACGGATGTTATCTGAAATAACATACAGATATTCATCTAAACTTTCAACATTATTTACCAGATATTCCGCATTGTCAAACGGGATGAGAAAATAGTTTTCTGATAATTGTTCGATGTTCCCGTCAAAAGAAACAGCAAGGTTTGCTTGGTCAAAGCTGAATTCTACGCCTTTATCTGTGACTTCGAAGTCAACAACAAACCATTCTTTTTCGTTATCGATCATGCGTTCAAATTCAAAGCAAGGAATACGACCACGATTGATCAGGCTGTCCACTTGCTGTTGTAATGCTGTTTTGATTGCTTGTTTGTTCATGATAAAGCCCTTGTAATTGAATTAGAATTTATATTGAAAACGTTCAATGCGTAAAGAGTAGCAAGATCTTAACTTGCCTGTCAACAGCTCAGCAAGAATATTTATAAAACTTTTCCGTGTTGCTTTCACTGTAAACTGATTACCTGTTTTATGACAGATAATCAAATGGTCTGTCAATTGTTCAATTTCCTCAAAGCTTAATGCCTTGATAGCCAGAATAAGGTCTAAATCGCTTTGTGCTGTTGCTTCGATTGCTTGGATTACTGGGATCATTCCTGATCCCCTTCTTCTGATTCTAAATTGCTTTCGTATTGATCTAACGCTGACTCAATACGATCTTGAACGTCAGCATACAAAGCCCAAAAAGCTAAGGCAGAATGCAAACCAGATAAACCAGATTCTTTCAGCACTTCACCAGCACTTTCAGCACCTAAGTTATCAACCATGTAATCTGAATTGTCGGAATTTTCCAACACTGAAAGATTGTATGCGTAGTAAACAACCCACTGATGGCCGTCGATTGTTTCAGGTAATACAAAGTCATGTATTTTTTCTAAAACAGTATCCCGATCAAAAGTATCCGCCGTATTACAACCAGCATAGTCTGCTGCTTCGCTGACAATCATTTGCGCCAGTGCTGAAACTTCTTTCCAATATTCTACGCTTGATAATTGCATGATGTTTTACCTTGTTTTGTTGGCAATATTGCCGATTGTTTGCTTATTGCTACTGACTCAAATTATAAGCCAGTAGTATATAAAGAAACAAGCTTTAATTATTAAAATCGAGTTCTGTCACATTGTCAACGTCTTTTTGTTTGTTGACATATTCCCGATCAACGATTGACAGCACTTGTCTTTCAATACCCTTAAAGCTGTTTTTGTTCTCAGATTGAACTACTTTAGCAGCTTGTGCGATTAATTGTAAACGATTCATTTTAATTCTCCGATACTGTGACCAATCTCAATAATTTTCCAAGCAGTATCAACGCTGATCTGATAATGATCTGCAAAACGTTGAACCGATATAAAATTATTTACCCAATCAAGATACATTGTAACAAATTTATCTAAGCTCATATTATCACCTATTAATTCAGAATCCAGCCAAGGCCATAAACCCACCAATTAAAGAACACGTAAAGCTTACAACAAGGAATATTGCGTTGTCAACAGATTGCTTTGATAATTTCATACTTTCATTACCTTGTCATTCTGTCCAAAATAAAACCAACGATTCGAGTATTCCACCGGTGCAACAATTCTAGCGGTCCGACTACTGATCTTTTTGTAAGTATTGCCGTTTACCATGAATTGATCATCAATATCCAACTCTGCAAACACTGGGAATAATTGCCGGATCACCGGATGCAATTGATCGCGGATTTCTTTTGATGCTTTCATCTTGTTTCTACCTTATCGAAGAATTCTAAAAATTGTTGGACTGGTACACTATACCCGTTTGCTGCGGTTTTACCCTTTCTGGCAATCGTCACAAATTCATTATTAGAATATGACGGGCTAGTAATCCAGAATATATCACCTTGTTTTGGTTTGCAACGACCAATAACAAGCGCTTGTTTGGCTTTGTAATAATCACCTTGTTTAATCATCTTAAACACCACCATAATTTAAAACATTAGAATCAAAATAACCGCATTCAACAGCTTTTGCAAGCTTATTATATACTTTTTTCGCTTGCGTTAAATTGTTATCGTCAAAGCTTAACCAGAATCGACCGCCGGATAAGTCGTTAAACGGTTTACCAAAATCACCATTGCGGTTAAAATAACGTACATGGTAAACACAATCTTCGTGATACAGTTCAACACTAAATTGATTTTTCTCATAACGTTGGATATTCCCACAACGCAGAGAATATACTGTCAATGAGCCGTCTTTGTTTCTGAATTTATCTTTCATCTTGTTTCTACCTTGCTTTGTGTTGTTTCAATACGTTCAATCTATCACAGCTAAAACATAACACAAGCTTTATTTCTATTTATTTTAAATTATTTCCACTGGCTGAATTGTTTGTCAATTTATTTGACGCCTTGTAAATGAACGTATACGCGAATAACACAAGCTAACAAGCTTTGTCAATAGCTTTTATGTATTTATTTATCGTGTAAATTATTTTGACAGGCTATGTCAACTTTCATTACAGCGTGTGTAAAATTTATCGACAGTGTTGTTTGTTATTGAGAATCATTCCCATTTGCGTTTGCTGGAATTTTCTGGCTGTGTTGCTGGCTGAATTGATAGTGATGCAATCACTGGGTTAGTGATCGTGTGGGATATTGAATGGGATTTCAATCATTACTTGTTGATTTTCCAACTATTTTCGTGTCGAGGATAGAATGAAAAAGTTGCCGATGCGTATTTTAATGGTCGAGTTTTGCACTGAATTCCTTAACGAGTTCTACCTGCATCTGTCAACATTCCAACTAAATTATTCTCAATTTCTAAATTTATCCGTGCAGATTGAAATGACGGATTGATCATTTCCTACATAAAACAATGCCCGCTAATGCGGGCTATTGGAATATTAGATATAAATTTAAACATTTCCTAAAATGTAATCTCGGATTAATTCATATTGTGTAGCACTATACGTGTTCTCAAAGAATCGTGTAGCGATTTCTCGATCACCGCCTGCCATAGACAGATACTTATCGTATGCAGAAATCAGTGAGTCTTTCTTATTAACAAATGAACGTGCTTCGTAAATCGTATCATATAATTCATCAATCAATTTCTGACGGTCATTCATGGCTTGGCTCTGAACTTCAGAAGCTTCATTATATGCTTTCCACTCACGAGTAAGTTTAGCATTCTCAACAGCCTCTTTAGCAACAAGCTGTGGTGACTTAGTGCGAATTAGCTTTGGTTTAACAGTGTAGTAATCCGCTGTTGTAATTTCATAAGCATTACTATTGTATTCTTTCCTATACTGATTAGAATCAGCCAAGATTTGAGCAATCTTCTTACCAGTTTCTTCGTCTACAACAAATTCTGAAAAACTCATCAGTGTAATGTCAGATTGCGATTTCAACGATTCTGGTTGTTCAATCACTGTGAACACTGACGGAATTCCTTTCTCAGCACAAGCATAGTCAACATATTCTTGCACTTGTTCATCTGTCAGAGTAGCCAGTTCGATTTGGTTTAATGTATTAAATGGTTTCATAATATTCTCCTTTAAGTTTAAATATTCTATCGTTCAACAACAGGAACTAAGTTCCCATAACATTTCTTGTATTCCGTCTGAATCAACTCATTCAGTTTATCATATTCTTTTTCAGAATACAATTCAACTGCTGTTGTTTTCTTATCAATCCACACTTCACCTACTATGGGATGAATGTATTTAATTGTATTCTTTCTGTTCATGTTAATACCTCATGTCTCCAATCCTATCGGAATACGTGACACCTTTGGTTTTAGTGTTCATCAGATAGACAACTTTCTTTTTATCATACCACTGTTTGAACTGTTCATCACTTACAAAACGATTAGGTAAATCCCAAGCTTTGTAATGTTTATTATAACTATTCTCCACAATAACAGATACTTCCACTTCTTGTTGCTCAGTTAATTCAAACGTCCCAACTTGCTGCATATACTGAAATCGAATTAAACCTGCGACGTGACTTTTACTATGCTTGACAAATTCTGTTTTAACCAGATTTGGTTCAATGTCAACCCAATCATCAACAAAACCATTCCACAGGTAGATGTCAGGATTACCGTCAATCTGTTGTAAGAGTGCAATCAATTTATCTTTCTTCACTCTCTATCCCTCCACAATTTCAAGTTTAACAGCTTTGTTGAATGAAAACATATGACAGTTTTCACCCTTGTCTAATTTACATTCACGATAGTACTGACTTCTCAGCTCTTTGTCAACCACTTTCTTATATTTAAAATCAGTTGTTGCTGTGTTTGCAGTGAAACATGATAATGTAGCCACCAGTATTAGAAAACATCTAACCACGATCCCTCTCCTCATCCAAACATGCTCTATAACGCTCTACAATTAATTCTAAGCCACTTTCTCCTTAATCCTATCCGAATGTATTGGGATAAATTATCGTGGCCTAGAACGCTTCCTATTGCGTTTAAATTAATTTGTAATGGCTTAGTAACATCACCATGCAATTTAACCCACATATTAAGTTAACAACTTTTAAGGTCATGGAAGTGTTCTCAGGTATTAAAGAGATCCAAAAATTTGCAATCATTAGAATCCATGTAAAGGTAATCATATTTATTCTCCTTTGCTGTACAATTTAACAAAATCTTCTGTATCACAATCGTTATGATCATAATACACATCACCAAACTGTGCAAGCTCTTTTGCTAAAGTTTTCATAATTTCATCGCTACTACCCCAACAACCTAAGCTGAGGATTACTTTATCACCTTCATATGTGTCTGAATAATCAGAGTCACAACCGAAGTGGATAGATAATTGACGCTTCTGAAAGCTGGTGTCTAACCCTACTGGACGATATTTAAAACCAATGTAGAAACTAGCAATACTGCCCATAAAATGTGGTTCATACTCATTACTACGACCACCGTAAAACCCTAAAGACTCATTTTTAATGACAGTCAATACATTACTTAACAAATCCAAAGCCACTTCTTTACCAGCACATACAAACAGTTTAGCATCTACACTCATTTATTCCTCCTACAACGCTCTATGAGCGATTATTTATGTTATCCTAAGCCAACGTATAGCTTAGCTGTTAAAACGTCTTAGAATGAATACAGCAAAGCATGGCTTTGTCTGCCTGTTCTGGAAGAACAGTCCTAGAGCGTTTAAATTGAATGTCCAATCTCAATTAGTAACGATGTTTCTTTATCTACCCAATCTTCACACAAACGATGACAGATATTATCAATTTCAAAAGCGTTAGTGTCAGGCCAATAAAAGAAGTCGTAACTGGTTGAATAAATCTTATCAGAAACTTCTTTAGGAAGCAAGTTCCATACTGATTGACCATAACGGTAATGATAAGATCTCCCTTCTTCAACAGCTTTCCAAGCTTGATGCTTCAGTTTAATGTATTCTTGCATTAACATTACTTGTTCTCCTTAATCCGCTTCGCTGTACGTTGTAATCCTCTTAATGTTTTAGCTAAATCTAAGTCATTTACAGGATTCTCAATCATGCTCTTTAAACTATTGAACGTTGTATGACAAGCTGCAACATTCCCTGCTTCATAAGGCTTGTTGCTATCAATACGGTCGATTGTAAACGTATCTGCTGTCAATGTCAACCCTGTGAAATAACATTTCTTAGCTTTGCACATATTCTTAAAGCTAACAAAAGAGATATTGAAATCAATACCACGATCTTTACTGGAACGTGCTTTACTTACATAAGCCATAGCAATCTTGATGTCATCGCCAGAATGCCGGTTAGTGGTTTTATTTGCAGGTTTCTTTGTAGTCATCGGTAAATCCTCATTCGTTTCGATGTGAACAACTCTACGCTCATCTGTTCCCTGTATCAACAAGAATTTTAAATAAATTCGTAAACGATTCTGGTTGACATGAGAGGTGCATGTGTGTAAAGTGGCTGCATGTTCAAACGTATGGAGAAATTTAGATGAATAACAAAATCGAGAAAGGTTGTTTAGCTATTGTTGTTGCTGGACGTTGCTCTGAGAACATTGGTAAAGTGGTGAGAGTTGGTGACTTCGTTGGACAGTTACCCGATAGCCGATTAAAAGATTATTGGCGAGTGGATAAGCCAATGAAGTTTGATAATGCTTTTGGTGTTCTTGATGGAGAGCGGTACTTTAATAGAGAATGTAATCTTTTACGTATTGACTCTTACGACGAAGATATGTATAATTATGAACAGATTGATCAATTAGAGAAGGAGAAAGTGGAATGAGTGATTTCTTGGTTGGTAAGACAATTGTCAAAATTATGATTGCTGACGATAAGGAAGCGTTGTTGTTTAAGTGTGTCGATGGAGACCATATTGTTAAAGTTGATGCTGGTTGTTGTTCACATACTTGGATAGAACACGTTGAGTTACCTGCGCTGGGCTTTCCTGCATTAGTGTTAGGTTTTGCTGATTTAGAGTTATCTGGCTCAGACGACAATCACCCAGAATATGATTGTTTACAAGTATATGGTTGCTCCATCACGACAACCAAAGGTGAAATAGTGATTGACTATCGAAACTCGTCAAACGGTTATTACGGAGGTAATTTATCTTGGCCGGATGATAACTACTTCTACGGTGGTGTCTATGGTCAAAATGTATCAACTATGAATTGGGTAGATATTGTTGAATAATAACAAAGCTCCTGCTGAAGCATTAGAAGAACTAATCATCCTGTCTGGGATGTATCGTGTACAGCTTGGATTGGTGTCTAAGCTTTCAGGAGCTATTTTAGCTAATGATAAACATAAAGCTAAGAAGTTGTGGAGTGAGATGACAGAGATTAAGAGTTATCTTTGTGACATATTAACTTGTGATATTGAGGAATATTTGTTTAGTTAACACGTTTTCTTATTCCAAAACGTTATTAGACAAACAAGGTATCTATGTTACACTTAAGGGTGTATTAGCAAGTAATGGAGGAATACTATGAAGATTCGTATTGATGATGTGGTGAAAACTTTGATGTTTATTGATGGAAGTATCTATCTGGAAATTGATAGTCAGGAACATCTGGAAGAAGTAATCGAACATCTTGAAACGATGTGGGAAGTGTTTGAGGAAAATTAGAAGCTAAACTATGTATAAAACCCTTACAGGACAAGGCTTGTAGGGGTATTTTTATTAAGTTTTCACTTATACAGAGAAGCTGTAGCTTGAAAGGCGAAGCCTTTGTCTTTTTATTGGAGTATTAGAAGGGTTATTTAATGATATTAGACTACAAGATTAACAAGAAATTACTACCATTTAGTGATAAGATAAAGAATGGTTTAGTTAAATACTTAACCCAGTTCAGTGGTATAAAGATTACTAAACACAAGCTTGATTTAATAGACAAGGTGTGTAAGTGCTTTGTGTTGAACATAGCCAACGCAGTTAAGAGGAAACAGACTAAGTTCTCTGTTGCACTAGATCAGACAGTATACTCATTACCGGCTATCTACAATGGTAACAACACAGGTAGAAAGGTTAGCTACACGTATATGAAGGTGCTGATTAACTTCATTACATCTCAGGATGATTTTAACCTCTACAAAGGTGGTGTTACCTCTTGGGAATGGGATGGTGTTATAAAGAAAGTGGTAGCTAAGACATGGGAGACAAGCTACATTGAGATCCCTGATCACTGGATTAGTGAGATAGACTCTATTGTGAATAAGATTGATATTGTAAATGAATCAGTTCTTGAGGTAAGAGATTCTAAAGGTAATGTGTTAGCTAAACGTTTACCGGAAAGACAGAAAGAGTTAGTAAGACTCTTAACTAAATTTAACTATAAACTTGTTGACTCTGAGTTTAGAATCGAGGATAATAAGTATTCTGTGCAAGTTAAGAAGATTTACAACAATGGTTCTTTTAACGAAGGTGGGAGGGTGTATATGTCTGGTGCAGGATTAAGTGATATGATTAATCGTGAGCAACGTATTAAACTGGAAATAAACGGAGAACCTACAGTTGAGTGCGATTATGGACAATTGTTTCCTCGGATTGCCGCTGATTTAGTTGGTGTTACACTGGATAAGTCCTTTGACCCGTATGGAATCACTATATCAGGTTATAAACCTTCTGTGGTACGTTCATTGGCTAAGGTTGGTCTGATGTGTTTATTCAACTGTAAAGACGAAGAAGGTGCTACGTTTGCTCTAATCAAAGAAATGAACCAGAAGTGGTTGAAAGAACAGATTGACCAAGCGAAGGACGAAGGTCAATGGCCTGACTTCCCTGTAGCAAGACGTGTTGTGGAAGCATTACTTGAAAGAAATGATTATGTGAACACGTATTTCTTTAGTGATAGTGCATTAGACCTCATGGCTATAGAATCTACGATGATGGATTATATTATTGAACGTGTGTTGTCTGACGACCAGATCATGATCCCAATACATGATAGTATCATTGTTCAGGAGAAATACAAGGATAAGGCAGTGAAGATTATGGAACGTGCTTACGAAGTGGTTGTTGGTGGGAATAATTGTGTTGTTAGAACGAAAGGTGCTGAGCTATGAACACCCCACAAAACACATACTGGAACACTCGTGATGGGAGAAAGCTACTGATTGCTGACATGGATTTAGACCATGTACAACACTGTGTATCCCTCATGTCTAGACAGACGGGGTTCACTGTAGCTTATTACAGTTATTGCCCTAGAATTAAACTGTGTGAGTTGATTACAGCTTATGAGCTAGATCGAACACTAGCTGCTTTAACTGATCCAAATTTATAAACACCTAAGCCCAGCATTCGCTGGGCTTTTTATTGCCTAAAATAAAGTGAAATAATGCTTGACGCACAAGATAATGTGCATTAGAATGTATCTATTGAAACAAATGAGGAGATTGAGATGAAATTACTAGGAAAAACAGTAAACTACTTCGGTGTTCTGATTAACGTCACCGACGATACTAAATATTTAGTTACATCAAAAGAAGGTAATGTTTATGCTTCCAACCAGAAACCTATGTTCTATGATGATCTTGGGTGGTGTTACGATTGGGAGCAGTGGAGTCATTTAGTGGTTAAAGTAGACCTTGAAGGGATGGATTGGAAAGACACTTTGATGGAGGTGGAATGATAAACATTCCGACAAGCACCCTATTCCTCTCTAAAACGCTCTAGGGTTCATTCTAAGCGATTATTTAGGTGAAAGGGTGTGTTGATGTGGGTGAACACAGATAATTGATTGTAGACGATTGTAGCAATGTTTGCTGCCAGCCGATAGGCTGTTGTAGGAGGTTTTAAATGAGTAAAGTATATCAAGATTATTTGGAAGCAAAACGGAATTACGAGACAGCGGATCGTTGGGCTACTATGCAGAAACGTGGTGGTGGTCGTATGGGCGGAGACAGTTTCGCTATCTCTGTTGACCATTCAGCAATCAAGCTTGTTCGTTGTGGTCAATATCAAACGGGTGGTCAAAATTACTGGGAGACTGACGCAGCTTTTAATAAGTGTTTGCTGGAATGGATTGTAGCAAACATTGACACTGTTCAGGAAGGTGCTTTAGCTTTGATGAAACAGAAGGAACATCAAGCATTGATTAAGTGTAAAGAGTTTGTTGCTGAGATTCAGAGTGCTATCAACCAAGCTGATACTAAAGTAGAGTAACACACACAAGCCCAGCATTCGCTGGGCTTTCTTTTATCTGCAATTTGCTATTGACATCACCACTCATTCGTGTAAAATAGCTCTTATTGAAGCAGATTGTGGAGAATCTTATGAACGTGTTTTACACCAACAAATGTCCAATTGAAGCTGCCTATGATCATAACAAAGTGCATCAAGTCAAAATGATTGTTGAATACCTTTTTAAAATTAAGGGGTTTAAATGAAAAAGTATTTCTGTGAATGGTGTGGCACTGAGCATTTTAAACCACGCTCTAGGTTTTGTTCGGATGAGTGCAGATCACTATATAGAAAATCAAAACCTAACCCCTGTCTTGGTAGAAAACAATCAAAAGAGACAATAGAGAAAAGGATAAGGAATACAGACCAGAAAGCAAAACAAGCAAAGTTGAGATCCACTATGCTTGAGAGGTATGGTGTAGAAAATGTAGCACAATTGCTTGAAGTAAAAGAAGCTATTTCTTTAGCTGCTAAAAATAGACCAAAAGACCCAAGAAGTGCAGAACATAGTAAGAAGATTGCCGAAAACAGGAAAATAAATGGCACTAATAAACATACTCAAAAGACCAAAGATTGGTTAAGAGAGACTATGCTAAGACGTTACTCTGACCCAGATTTAGATAGGAGTATTCACGTTGCAGTTGATATAAAATCTTGGCACAAGAGCGGCAGGGTTGACGCTATCTACTTCAGGTCATCTTATGAGGAAAAATTCTTGTTGTTTTGTAAAAAGTTTAATATTGAGGTAATATCAGCAGCGAATAAAGAATTTGCAGTGCCTTACATGGCCGCTGATGGGAGAATTCACCATTACTTTCCGGATTTTTATTTACCTAATTACCATACAATAGTGGAAATAAAACCTATCTCACTTTTAAATGTATATCCGAATGATGTAAAGATTGATGCTGGATTGAAACATCACGAAAACTTTGTTATACTCACTGAAATAGATGATTTCTTCGATGAGGTAACTTGGCAACCTTTCTACGAAGAAATAGTAAATAATTGGATTAAATAAGGAGAGATTTATTACACGTATAAACACCGTAGAACCAGTAGAGTTGGCCAGACAACATTTACTTGCCGAATACGTGAATTACCCCGTGTATTCACTCTTGTAAAGAATTGGAAAGGTACTGGTGTAAATTACTACAACTTCAAACGTCTGAAGAAACAACCACAAGAGTATACGCTTGGTACAGGACACATGACTCATTTCGCTGATAAGTTACAATGGCTCGCTGATAGATACGAATTACTGTGTGGTGAGTGGCGTAATCGTGGATATAAAATTCAGCAAGTAGAACGTAAAGATTTAATTGAAGGTATTGACAATAAATTCTTAGGTGGGTATACTGTTACACAAGAAGCATTGCGATTAAACCGTGAACGTATAGCAGAAAGATTTGGAGACAAACAATGAAATTTAAATGTATTGAAGATTTCTGGATGCTCAATGAATCTGAGGAAAGTGGGAATATTCCAGCGTTTAAGGCTGGAGATGTGTATGATTTCTACGTAGGAAAAGAATCTGCCTACGTCCCTGAGCTGTATACACCTAAAAACAATCAACAATCTTGTCATTACATGTATAAGAGTGTTGTTGATGAACATTTTATTCAAGTGGAGGAGTAACAAATTGATAAAAACATTAAAGTTCAGGGTGAAAGATAAACACATTAAACATTTGAATAAGGTTGCAGCTAATGTGAATTTTGTCTGGAACTATATCAATGAACTTAGCTCACGCTCAATCAAAGAGCGTGGGGTGTTTTTATCCGAATTTGATATAAACAAATACACAGCAGGTTCAAGTAAAGAGCTTGGGATTCCTGCTCAAACAATACAAGAAGTAAGTAAAGAGTATGTCACCCGACGTAGGCAATTTAAGAAACGTCGACTACGTTGGAGGAAAACCAAAGGAAGTGGTAGATCGTTAGGTTGGATTCCTTTTCAACCACAAACAATTAAGTTGGTTGATAGTAAAATTAGATTTAATAGTGTTTTGTTTAGCTTTTGGGATTGTCATAATATATCGCAATACAAACTTAAATCAGGTTCATTTAACGAAGATTCTAAAGGTCGGTGGTATCTTAACATTGCTGTTGAATGCGAGGCTGTAAAATCTAAGGGAACTCAGTTAATCGGTATAGATTTAGGTTGTAAAGATGCTGCTGTGACATCAACAGGAATAAAGCTTGACAATGGTTGGTATCGTGAGTTAGAATCTAAGCTCAAATTAGCGCAAAGAGCTAATAAGAAAGACAGAGTGAGGTCGATTCACTTAAAGATAAAGAATAGACGTAAGGACGCTATTCATAAGTTTACACGCAGTTTGGTAGATTCCAGTGCTGCAATCTTTGTTGGTAACATTAGTTCTCGGAAGCTTATTAAAACTAAAATGGCAAAATCTGTTTTAGACGCTTCTTGGGGACAGATTAAATCTACATTGGAATATAAATGCGCTAACGCAGGTGTGATTTTTGAAGTTATTAATGAAGCATACTCCACCCAGACTTGTTCGTGCTGCGGGATTATCCCAGACAGTAGTCCGAAAGGTAGAGCAGGTCTTGGAATACGGCAATGGGTTTGTTCTGAGTGCGGAGCAGAACACGATAGGGATGTGAATGCGTCTAAGAACATTGCTGCGGCGGGGCACCGCCGTCTTGAAGAAGGAATTCTCCTTGATTAGAGGAGAAGGGTGTCATAACAGAAAGAACAGTTAGCTAATGTTGAGAAAGAATTGGAGGAATTGAAATGAAGAATTTAGCTTATAGTACAGTGTTTTTTCTAATTATGAACGTGATGGTTGCTATCATCATGGCTGTATCAGGATTTAACTTTACGTTCCCTAATCCAGATATTCCTGAAGTGCATGGATATTATCTGTGGTATGGATGTTTTGAGTTTATTGTCGTGTTAGGTACATTGTTGTTTGCTGAACACATTTGGAACAAGAATGATTGATTTCAACAGCTTGCCAGAAATATTACAGAAGTTCTTGACAGAACTGAACAAGCAGTATAAGATTGCTGCCATATCTGCTGTGGATGGTGATGGTGCTTACAAAGAGTATCAGGTGGCCTGTAAAGGTAAAGTGTTTTATATTTACCACCATCTAATCAAAGATGAGTGGACATGGAAAGAACGTGGTAGTATGAGCTTTCCTAAACAATTGATGATTGAGGAGAAATGATATGGGGATGTATACCGAAATTTTTGTGAATGTTGATTTGAAACAAGACATCCCTGAAGATGTGTTGTATGTCTTGAAAGGGATGGTTCGAAGTGTTAAGGAAAAGAGTAACTATCACCACCTACCCTTCAATCATTCTGATGTTGACACAGATGATGCTAAGTTCGTAGAATTAACATCAAAGTTTAGTAACAGATTTCCTTGGTTGTTTTGTAATGGTTCTTACTACACACCAAACACAACAGTTGCTGAACTTTCGTATGACTTCATTTCAGAGAGCTGGTCGTTGTTAGGTAAAGGTGACATTAAAAACTACGATGGTGAGATTCAACAGTTCTTTGAATGGATTGCTCCTTACTCAGATACAGAATTCTTAGGGTATTCTCGATACGAAGAATGTGATGAACCAACATTGTATTACCGTAAAGATTTCTCAGGAGAATAACCATGTGGGAAGTGAACAGCATTAAAGAGTTGTCTACTCAAACCCTGTCAGCCCTTCGAGCCTTGAGGTGCGATACAGCTCGTGATTTGTCTAAAGAACTTAATGATGTGATGGCAGAGATTGATTTGATTGACCATGAGTTGAAGCTGAGAAAAGACAAGGATACGTCAAATGACCATTGAACAAAAACGTCAACAGATTCTTGACATCTTAGAATATTTCGGATTTGAAACGGTATTCAGTAATGAGATATTCTCCGTAACAGTAGGAGACAGTGTATATGGTACTTGTCAGATAAATTATCAGTACGGTAAACATGGTGGCTATTTCTCTATACTTGAGTCAAAGAATGGCAATGCTTACGATTTCAATCTATCAGGTATTCGTAGTAATGACTTTGAGAAAGTGAAGGGTGCATTCTGGTTGTATTGTAAATTGGTTAAGGAGTATTGCAGTTGAGTAAAGATAGTGGGGATTTTGTAGGACATTTCCACTGCATAGGTAGTGAGTGTTCTAATAAACATGACTGTCATAGCAGTGACGGGTTAGCGATTTATCAACACACAGATGAAAACGATGTAGTCACGTATGACGGGTTTTGTTGGTCATGTAGCCAATATTATTCATCTACGGATATTGGTAACTCATCTATTGCTGGAGATTTGGGGATCGAAGGTGGAGTTGTAGTAAACGCAAACAAAGTTACCGCTAAGCCTAAAAAAGAACCTATGACTAAAGATGAAGTCATCAACTTCATTAAAGAAATTGGTTACATTGGTAATGGTATTCGTGGTATAAAAGATGAGTATAACCAATTCTACGGGCATTTAACTAAACTTGATAATGAAGGTAATCCCGTAGTCCGGTTCTATCCTGAAACTTCCGAAGGCAAAGTTACTGGGTATAAATCCAGAATCTTCCCAAAGAAATTCGGTATGTTGAACAAAGGTCGTACAGGAATTAAGTCTGAGTTATCTGGTCAGGTAAAGTTTAAAGCTGGTGGTAAGTATTTACTTATTTGCGGCGGAGAGGAAGATAAGGTAGCCGCATTCCAGATGCTACGTGACAATCAAATTAAACGGGGGCAGAAAGACTTTGAACCTATCGCGGTAGTTAGCCCTACTACGGGGGAAGGTAGTGCAGTAAAGCAGATTGCAGCTCAGTATGACTTCTGTAATTTATTCGAGAATATTATCTTAGGTTTAGATAACGATGATGTAGGTAAAGAAGCTATGGCAGAGATTGCCAAAGTATTGCCAGCAGATAAAGTAAAAATTGCATTGTGGACTATGAAAGACCCTAACAAGATGTTAGAATCTGGAAAGCAAGAGCAGTTTGTGCGAGACTTCTTCAGTGCAAAACCTTATCTCGATGACGGTATTATTTCCTCTATTGATGCAGATGATGGGTTGGAATCGGAGTTATCCAGACCTAAGATTAAGTTACCAGAGTTTATGTCTGATTTACAAAAAGCATTCTCAGGTGGAATCCCATTAGGTTATTGGGTAAACTGGATCGCTGGGACAGGCGCTGGTAAAACTACTACGGTTAACGAAGCCATTCGTGAATGGATTTATACTTCACCCTATAAGGTTGGGATCGTTAGTCTAGAGTTAACTGCTGCACAGTATATGATTGCAATGCTGAGCCGTGAGGTTGGGTATAAAATTAACTTGATTGATTCCCCAGAAAAAGCTGTAGAGTTTATCAGACAACCTCATGTAGTAGAAGCACGTAATCATTTAAAGATGAACGAGTTCGGAGAAGAACGTTTTGCGTTGTTAGATGATCGGGAAGGCAGTCTTGACAATGTTAAGAAACAAATTGAACGGCTGATTAAGAAACATGGCTGTCAGTTGATCGTTATAGACCCGCTTAACGATTTGTTTGATGCTTCTACATGGGATGAACAGACAGCATTTATCAAATGGATGAAGACCATGCTGAAATCCGGTATTACATTCTCTTGTGTTTGTCACGTAAGAAAAGGTAATGTATCTACAGATAAACACGGTAAGCGTATTGAACGAGAGCTTACGGAAGATGACGTGTCGGGCTTGTCGCTCGTAACAAAAAGTGCGGGGGCTAATATTTTCTTAAATCGTTCAAAATACGCAGAAGATCCTATAGTTCAAAACACAACTAAAGTAACATTAGGTAAGTGTCGTTGGACAGGGGTAACGGGTGTAGTTGGAAGTTGGTATTATGACTTGCAAACACACACAATGCACAATTATAATACATTCTTTAATCAACAGCCACCAGACTTTACGGATAATTATTATCCCGCTGGTGAAGATGATGAAATAGACGTAACCAATCTTTTCTAAGGAGATTTATGTTAGAGTATCGCAATTTAAAATTAGCCAGTGATATAGAAGCAAAGGGTTTCTATGATGTAGTAAATTCTAAAGAGGATATTCACTGTCTGTGTTCTGTTGATATTGACACAGGTAAAGTGATACTCTTTCATAATAACCCTGAGTTTGATAATGTAGTTGTTGTAGATCCTTACGACAATAAAGAGTACACAATACCTAAACGTTCAGGTACATTGGATGAAGGTATTGCATTTTGGAGTAATGCAGCAAATAACGGTAGCTTGCTAATTATCCATAACTGTCATACATATGACAGACCAGTTATTGATAAGATTTGGCCGGAGAATACAATACCTTTTGATAGTTACCATGATACGTTTATCCAGAGTAAACTACAGTGGTTTGAACGTCCTTGCCCTAAAGGTGCAAAATCTCCACATGGGTTAAAAGCTTGGGGTATTAAGTGCGGGATTAATAAACCAGAGATCACTGATTGGTCTACAATGGATGCTTTCAAATTACACAGGGTTATTGAAGACTGTAAGATCCAAGCGCAAACATATTTGATGTTAGAGAAGGAACGTAACTACTTACGAGACACCTACGGTATTGATTTTACCTACGCTCTTAAAGTAGAAGCGTTGTACGCACATGAATGTTTTCTACAAGAAACCACAGGTGTTATGGTAGATATTGACCATATCAAACGCTGCATTGATGACTTGGATATTAAGATTGAAGTATTACGTGCGGAGATTGAACCACAACTACCACCTACGATTAAAGGTGCTACAACAAAAGTATCTCGTAAAGAGATGGCAGAGTTGTTTGGTTTTGATTCAAGTAAGATTGTAGAATCTACATCTCAAAGGAAGAAAGATGGTGAAGTGGTTACAGTAGTAGATAAACCTTATTATAAACCTACTATTAACTTTACTTCTAAGGAGAAGGTAAACCAATACTACGGGTTTAATTTATCTTACGGCGCTACACCAGTATTCAATAAGAAGAAAGATTTAACTGATTGGATTAAAGCAAGTTACCCAGAGACTAAGAACAAAGACTGGGATATTGAAAAGAAAGAAGTGGTAACTGAAGTTATTAACTCACATACATGCAATTGGTTTGGAGTAGAACCTACAGATACGCATATTATTTCTGGGCCATTTACACGTATCGAGATTGAACCGTCTACCATGACACAATCCGATATAGTGAAAGCGTTTTTAATTAAACTTGGTTGGAAGGATGCGGATTCTTGGAACATACGGAAAGATGCTTATGACAATTGGATTAAAGCAGAACAAGATGTAGAGGTACGGTGGCCTGAAAAGGCGTTACCGGAACATCAGTTAGTTAAGTTTGTTAAGAAAGGCGAATACTTGGTTAGTAGTCCTAAATTAACTGACGATGATTACGACCAGCTCCCAGAAGGTTTAGGTAAAAAGATCGCGGAGTATAACACGTATCAACACAGACGTAGATTCTTAGAAAATCCGGAAGACCCTGAGAATAAAGGATTGTTAAGCTATGTCCGTGAGGATGGGCGTATTCCAGCAGGAGTTAATAATTTCGCTACTCGTAGTGGCCGTGGTGCCCAGAGGATTTGGGTTAATGCCCCTTCAGATAGCGCTTTGTATGGTAAAGAAATTAGACAGAGTGTTATTTGTCCTAAAGGTAAAGTATTGGTAGGTATTGATATGAAGTCTGCACAGTTATCCATTGCAGCGTATTATGCTAATAACTATGAATACTATAATAACGTAGCTTCTGGAATGGAGTATTCAGAAGATGGTAAATATTTAGGACAGACAGCACACTGTGTAAACGCTCGTATGTTCGGCATGGTGTCAGAAGTGGATTGGCAATCTGCTGTGGAGACTCAAGATAAAGAGTTAATCCACAAAATAACCTTGAAACGTAAGGCAAGCAAGGGTGGTAGTTTCGCTGTAATCTTCGGTGCATCAGGTAAGAAGGTGGCTAAAACTATTGGAATCCCTGAGAAAGAAGGTGCTAAACGTAAAGACCAGTTCTTAAAACAGATGGGTCTTGACAACACGATTAAAGCATTGTCTTTGTATGAAGATAAATTCAAGTACAAGGGTGGTTTCTATTTACCATTAGCCTTTGGGTATTGGTTATGGAATAACAGTAGCCATAAGAGTGTTAACACCATCGTTCAGGGTTTTGAAGCTTTAGCTCAGAAAATGGCAGCAATCCGTTTAGGTAAAGAGTTAGACAGGTTAGGTTTACGTAATCATATTAAACGTGTATTAGACGTGCATGACGAAACTTTATTAGAAGTTTCAATAGGTTACGAGGAACAGGCAGGTAAACTTGGAGGTTCTTGTTACACTTGGGCTGCTGAGCAGATATTCAAGTATCACAGAAAAACTCCTGAACACTTTGCTAACCACACACCACCACAGTTCGCTATTGACCTCAATGGAGGTTATAAAGTGGGTGAAAATTATTATGATGTCCACTAAGAGGTACTATGGAGTTCTTTAAAAAGGAGATACCGGTGGAGTTTAATAACGCTTCAGGTATTTATAAAATAGTTAATGGCGTCAATGGCAAAGTCTATATTGGGAAAACTATAAACTTCCGCAAAAGATACGCCAACTATAAAGCAGGGTATAAGAAACAAGATGTTAGAAAGATAAATGAGTATTTTCTTAACGCTATAAACAAACATAGTCCAGAAAATTTTACATTTAGCATTGTAGAGGTATGCGATCCATCTTTGGCTGCCGAAAGAGAAATGTATTGGATACAAGAGTTTTGTGCTTTAGACCCTAAGCGCGGGTATAACCTACGTTTAGACTCAAGCACCGGACTTATCGTAGATGCCAGAACACGAGATAAAATTTCAAAAAGAATTTTAAAGGAGTTTGAAGATGGAACACGAAGTCCCGAAAAAGTATCTGAATTCTTTTCAGATTTCTGGAAGAATAACCCTTGCGTGAAAGAGGGGATGAAGGTTGCAGTAAGTGCAGCTAATTGTTCTTTCTTTCTACAGAAAACTATGGAGAATATACCTATAACTTTATGGCAAGGTATTAATCAAGTTATTGAGAACAATCAAGGTTTTAAGTTTCAAAATATTTATGCGGCTTGCAACGGATCTAAAAAGTCCTATAGGGGTTATAAGTGGGAGAGGTTTGAATCATTACCCGCTGAGTATGAACACCTTTTATCGGATTTACCGTTTTCTTATGGTAACGCAAGGTTTAAACAAGAAAAGAGTTTGTTCGAGCAAGAAAGCTCTCCTACAAAAGCGATGGTTGTTTATAAAGTCTATTGCAATGGTAATAAATTTGTGGTACTTTATAGAGGTCTGGGCGTTATAGCTGCTGCGGTATCTTCCGCTATGTGTAGGCACCAAACTTCTGAAGTTAACGCTAAAGGGTTTAAGGTTATAAAAGAACGGTTCGACGAGTCAATCGCAGATTTTGATTTCTTAAACAGTGAAGCGGAGAGACTTAAAACTTTTATAGAAAATTCTTCACAAGAAGATGTTGACACAACGGAATAACGTGCTATAATTTCTGCACGTTTTAACAAAGGAGAAGTTTATGAATAAATATATGGTCGGAATTATTTTTATGTCAAACGGAAAGTTATGTTCATACGGTGGTTCTTGTGAATACAATCCTCCGTGGGGAGGCTGCACTTTTGCAGGTTATTGTAAGTTTCAGGTTTAACAAAGGAGAGAAATAAAATGCGTAATACACAGAATTGGCCTGTTGGTCTAGCGTTAACTTACTTCGCTGCGGTAATCGGCTTAGTGATTGGTTGGATTATGAATATCGTAGCTCTTGTAGGCGGTCCAGAATTAGCTCAATGGACAACGCTAGAAGTGTTGCGAGTGGTTGGTATTTTCGTAGCACCTCTTGGTGGTGTGCTGGGTTGGTTATAATTAAGGAGAGAAATGATGCTGTTAGATATTAAAGATTTACAAGTTGGTAAAACATATCGACACGTTGCTGGCGAACTCCACCCTTACTTCAAGTTCACTGGTGATACTTTCACGGTGAATGATATTGACGAAGATGGCGATGTCGCCACATTAGATTCTACTTGGAGAGGAGCTACGCTGGGGATTGGCTGGTTTATCACAGATGACAAGTCAGATGACTCTTTAACAGAAGAAAACGGTATTTTAAAATTTGAGGAGGTAGTATAACATGCAAGATTTACAACAATTTGAATTGACACAGCAGCTTATCTATATCGAGAATTTCTATGATGATTTGAGTAGCAATCGTTTTGCGAATGCCCCAGATTATCAGAAGAAACGTAACCTAATTGAAACAACAATCAGTGGTCGTAGTAAGATTTACGCTTTGCTGAGTCGTTTCAATAATCAGAATTAACGTAGAACATTATCAAATACGAGAGTATTTTAATTTGTAAAGCAGCCTAATGGCTAATATTAATCAATATGAGGTAATTTAAGAATGGCTTATAAACCACAACAAAACAATCAATCTGAACGTAAACAAAACACTGGTATCGCGCCTAATGGTGTAGCTTACAAATACCCAGTGCCTGAAGGTGGAAACCAAGCAGCCCGTATCAGCTTGATTGTAAATATCGGTACACAGAAACGTTTTTATGAAGATAAAGACACTGGGGAAATCACAGAGAAGAAGCCAGCACAGCAGGTTGTAGTGTTTGCTGATTTAGTAGACCAAGTGGTTGATTACGGCGGGGACATCGGAGAGAAACAATATCGTCTGATGCTGAACAACAGCTTCAAGGG